CTGTGTTATCAGCCTCATCGATGATGATGACTTTGTGTTTAGAAGATCCCGTAAGTGAGACGGTCGAAGCGAAGTTCTTTGCTTGGTTCCGTACAGTATCCAAGAAACGTCCTTCGTCGGATCCGTTGATGACATAATAGTCCGCCCCCAGTTCGTTACATAATGCTTTTGCGATTGTAGTTTTACCAATACCAGGAGGTCCAGAAAGAAGGAGATTTGGGATCTCACCCTTCTCTACGAACTCCTTGAATGTTTTTTTAGTATCATCTGGAAGAATACAGTCATCAATTACTTGAGGGCGGTACTTTTCCACAAAAAGAAATTCACTTGTCATAATTTATGTGCATTCAATATTTCCGGATAAAGTTATTCTAACACTATCTTTCGAGTTATGTTTTGGAACTTTATGATTAAGGTATGAAGGAAAAATAATAAAAGATCCTTCGTTTGGGGTTATTTTAGTATGAGAAGGAAGAAAAATTAAAGGTGAATCACTTCTTTTAACTTTTAAAAAATATACAATAGAAAAAGTATTAAATAAATGGTTATGCTCTAAAGCAAATTCATCTTTTCGATATATATTTCCCCAGAAAGAATTAAATTGAAATTTTTTATTTCTTGCCAATACGAATGGATATTTACTATTTAAAAAATCAATAATATAATTTTTTAGATTTGATATTTCATGCGAATTTATATTCCAATCCGTCATTGTTGCTTTAACATTCGTTTGCTTATTTTGAACATCAACGAATGTTTCCAAATACTCAACAACTTCTTCTTTTAAGAAATTATGTCTTGGATAATTTATCCAGAAAACATCAGTATAATGATTTATGGTGAGATTACGCATCATAATTTAGACCCAGTTAGGTTTGCGTTCAGGTATACGAAGGTAATTTTCAGAAACCCAAGGTTTAGATGCGATATATCTTTTGTATGCTTCAAATGTATCAATAGTTTTATCGTTCTTCCATTCCTCAGGCATAGCACGAGCAAATGGAGTCACTTCTGTAATCTTACCCTTAGGGAACAAATAGTATGCGTCCACAAGAGTCTTATAACAGGAGTGAGTTTTATTATACCGCAGGCAGTATTCATCAGACAAGTTCAATCCCCACTTGATTAACCAGTAAGCATTGTGGATGCTTTCCATAGCCCACTTGGTGCAGGGATGATTGCGGAATGCTCCTTTATCGGTCTTATAAGGGGTTCCATCTGCCTTAGGAAGAGTGCCGTATCCCTTCCCCCACTTGTCAGATGCCACAATAGAAAGCATTTGACAACATTCTAGGGGCATCTTGACAATATGTTTGTCAGGAAGGCAAATGGCACTCTCAGCAGGCCAAGGAGAAGTAACGAAGATGTTCATCAACCAAATGTAGAATCAGGTTCCAGAGCAATATGATAGGTCACATTGAATCCAGTATTCTTGAATCGTGATAGAAGTTTACTTGAAATTACTACTTCATAGTTTCCTGGGAGAATCTTAATATTTTCCACCTTAAAGTTAAAAGTGAACACCTCATCAGTCTCACCAACCACCACAGAGAAATCGTTAGAAGTATCGTTCTTCTTATCACGAACAACCAGTTTCACTACACCTGCTTCACCAACCACAGACAAGTCGGGAAGTTGATACACAGCAGCAGCCTTAAGCAACTTATCAAGTTCTTTGGTATCAAGAAGGAAACAAACATCTTCACTCGGCAGAGCAATGTCCTTTTCGGGAGGAGTGACAATTACATTAGGATCCGCGAAGAAATACTTAGAACGAGATTTACCTTCTTTAATCACAACATAACCATCATTCTGGAAATCCAGTTCAGCATTTTGATGAAGATTAAGTCCATTTAAAAATTGGTTCAAATCATAGATACCAAAATCTTTAGGAAGTTCTTCTTCGATTGTTGCCTCAGCAAGAATATTTTTCATTACAGAAATAGTGCGAAGACTATTACCTTCTTTGAAAAGAATGGATTGATTGATAGAAGAAAAGTTCTTCAGAAGAGTTAGAGTTTTATCAGAAAGTTTCATAATAATCAGCGAAATTCAGAGAGACCGTTATCTTTGCGAGTATAATGCCCATCAAAGTGAAGTAGAAGCATAGCATAGTGAATGACTTTCATCAAATCACGCTTACTGCGACCATCCTTATCACCATAACGACTGCCATATTTGATGATATTTGCCTGACAAAACCCAGAAGCAAGTTCTTTAGCTGCCATTAGATCAATGGTCTGAATGTCTTTATAGTCTTGTTGATGTCCACAATAATGGCTACCATAGGTGCTGGTCACATAATCCTGAATATCCTTCAGGATTTTGTCTTCGTTATATTTCCAAAGATGGTTGGTCGGTTCTGTCATAGGAACAAAAGTCACAGGAGTTTTTTTAATTTCAATCATATCATTTGAGTTCAGAAAAAAACTAAACTCATAGGGATGCTCATCCATAATAAAGGGGGAGGTAGTTTATCTCCCCCCTATTTTATCAGTTTACCTGCGGTTCGTCAATGGGAAGTTGGAAATCAGCATCAACCTTATCATACAGTTCGATGAATGCTTGCTTGGTTTCATCATCAAATCGTGCGGTACAAACATCAATTGCTTTTGCTTTATTGCCAAAGATGCTGTAGGCACGAATGATGTGGACCAGACGACGGGTGCTGATGATTTCCTCAATACCACCATCGTAGAAGGTCTTGCGGATGATATCCGCCCAGTCCACAAGGCGCTTACAGAAGTCGCGATCTTCCACTCCAAGGTCCAGAGCAACTCCCTCAAGGATCTTCTGCTCGGTGGTGGGGTTGGGGTAAGACTGCTCAAAGGTCACAGGGAAACGCTCAAGGAATGCTTCGTTGAGCACGTTAGTGCCGATGAAGCGACCATCATCACTACCCTTACCTTTAGTATTAGCAGTAGCAATCACATTGAATCCAGCAGAAGGTTTGACCCAGAGACCAATCTTTTTCAGGAAGACACCTTTTCCTTCAAGGATGGATTGTAGACACAGAATCTTGTTGCTAGCGAGGTCGATTTCGTCAAGAAGCAAGATTGCTCCTCGCTCCAGTGCCTCAATGATGGGACCGTTATGCCAAGCAGTATTCCCATCAATAAGGCGGAAACCCCCGATAAGGTCGTCTTCATCAGTTTCAATCGTAATATTTACACGAATCAATTCACGCTTAAGTTGAGCACAAGCTTGCTCCACAGAGAACGTTTTACCATTACCCGAAAGACCCGTAATGAACGTAGGATAAAAGAGACGGGACTGGATAATTTTTTTAACATCAGCAAAATTACCAAACTTGACGAAGGTATCATCTTTCTCAGGAATAAGATTTTGCTCTACGGGAGGAACCACAGCGGGTGCTTGAAAAGTACGTTCGATTTCTTCTACTTTTTGTTGAGTCACTTCAAGGTTCCACTTACCACGACCAACTTTAAATTGATCTAGTTTTTTAGTAACAGTTTGGTAGTTAGAATCATTCAGAACACACCAAGCACGAATATCAGCACCAGTCACACTGTTGCCGTAGAGTGCCTGGAGTGAAGTGCGGATGTAGTCGGAAGAGAGTGCCATTCGTTTGCTTTGTTTCAACCTAGTCATTATAAATGAAAAAGGGGTCCGCTTGGGACCCCTGTGGTCAGTTTGCCAACTGGTTCTTGAGTTCCTCAAGGTAGTCAGCACTAGCAATATGCCCAGTATACCCCGGATAATACTTATTTACTAAAGCAGGGATTCCCATAGCAGTAGTACTGCTATTACACTTAATCCAGACTTCTTTAGTGTCGTATTTTACTACGTGTTCAAATGGGAATTTAGTTTTCATTTTTTAGATCTTTCTTCCTGTTTACGTTTCGCGAACTGCATATAAGTTTCGCCTGGTTTTAATCTATTACTATAATCTGGTTTTGTTTGAGCTGACGTATCTTGACCACGATTTTCACGCGCTCTCATTTTGTTTCCAGCACCGCTGATTCTACGATCTTTCTCTGGATCTGGATGCCACCAATCACCAGCTTCATTTACATTTTGTTCATAAGTGAATGTTTTGTTCTTAACTTTAGTATCAAATTCTCCAGTCTTACCTGGGTTCATTTTACCAACTTTAACACGATTACCTTCACCAGGCCAAGACTTATTAGTTCCAACTAGTTGAGCACCACCTTTTGGTTTCTTTTGAATCAGAACAGAATCCTGATTATACTTTTTACCCAGTTTAGTAACTGCTTTTTTGAATGCTTTCTTACCTTTTTTGCCAGAAGAAATTACGTGTGATTTCTCGCCAACTTTTTTCTCTTGAGAAGTTCCTGGGTTCTCAGTATATCTACCAGATACTTTAGTAGGTCCTGGAAGACCAGCACCTCTAATATCCTTTTCTAATTGCTTTGAGCGTGCTTTATTTTCTTTCTTGGATTTATCTCCTCTCTGGGCAGACATAATTGCCATTCCACCCTTCTCCGATTTTGAGCGAACTCTATTCAGAGAAGTTTCATCAATATACTCTTCAGGTAATCCAAGTCTCTTACCTGCAGCATCCATCCTCTCCGCAGCACTCTTTTTCTTTGGTTCTTTCTTTTTAAACATTTCACCTGGCTGAAGACCAGCACTCATTCTTGTTCTGAGTCCCTTATAGTCGTCATAGTCCCTACCACGAACTGGGCGGGGACCACGACCATATGCTTCAGTGGTAAATTGTTGGAAGGTTTTCATACTACCAAAGAAATAAATTCTCCTAATACTTTTTTATTTAGTTTCTTAGTCTTCAGAGACTTAACAAATGCAGATTTGATTTGGGATTTTGTGGCACATTCAGCAACTTCAAACTCAGTATCTTGAGCAAGTGCTGTAGCAGACAATCCAAAGTAAGCATCATAACCAGAATTTGTAATAGTAAAACTCTTCAGTTTCTTCCAGTCATTCTGGATTTTTTCATACTGCTTATCGAGTTGAGAATGATAAAGTTGAATGAAACGATAAGCATTACGACTTTCAAGAACACGAATGCCAATAAAGTTTGTGGAAGAGAATTTGTCCTTCAAGTTATTGAGAAGAGTGTCTGTAAATCCATGATATCCATCATTGATTTTATAGGTAGTTCCAAGTTTACGATCCCGAAGAAGAGTATTATATGAGTTAACATAACCACTACCAAGACTTGGGGTTTTTTCCCAGTGACGCTTCACTTCCCTATGGAAAGTAAGTTGATTCGCTTCTCCATCAGTCAGAACAATACACTGAACTTTTTGAAGTTTGTTTTCTTTCTGAAACTTGGGAAGAATTTGGTGAAGAGAAATCAATGCTTCATTCAAAGGAGTTCCAGAAAGACTCAAACGATTGGGATAAGTATAATGGGAATGATAAGTCCTACCAAAACAATAAGCAAGACGCCAAATATTAAGAAGTTGGTGTTCCAGTTCCTTACCAGAAACCTTACTGGTAAGAATATTCATCATAGAGAAAGTTTCATCTACAATCAGTAGACTTTCTTTCTTCTCATAGTGAGGAGTGCGATCAGCAGCATAATGCTTGCCAGTTTCATAATCATACTCTCCACGACGCCATTCATTTGTGAAAGCATATACTTCAAAAGGAATAGAAACCTTCTTACAGAACCAAACCAGATTGAAGAGTTGCTTACAAGTATCAAGCATCACATCACACATAGATCCGCTCCAGTCCAGTACAAACACTAGACCATGATTTTTCCCATCAGGGATTACAGAAACTTTCTTGAATAGATCTTCATTGTACTTATAAGTGTGAAGACGAGTTGTGTCAAGAACGCCAGTACGAGCAGTTGATGCGCGAGCATACTGATCTGCCGCTTTGCGACACTCAAACTCCTTTACCAGATAATTGACTTCTTTCTGGGCAGAGGTTTTAAACTTCCGAAACTCCGCATCAGACTCTTGATAAAGATTGGCAGGAGTAAATCCCCTATCCTTTGCGTGTTCGTTATGAAGTTTCTGCTGATGGGTAAAAGAGTAATCAATATCTTTATGGATCTCAGAATTTTTACCAATAACAGTGTCAAGATTGAGTTGAGGAACTTCTACATAAGTATTTTCATATAAATCATTTCCAACAAGGCTCTGAAGTTTTTCTTCCAGAGAATCAGCAGTGCGAACTTCTGGTTCTTTTTCTTCACCAGAAGATTTTACTGGAGTTTGGTCTCCCTGAGCAGTTCCACCATAAGAACCTTCATCCTCTTTAGGTTGCGAGTTATCACTCTCACCATCTTGCTCAGAAGAGGAGTCATTACTCTCCACAATTTCATTAGAAGGAGACTGAGAATCTCCCTTCATTTCGTGCGAATCAAAATCAGCAACCTTTTGCTGCTGTTCCTTTTCTTTCTTACAATACTTATAAAGTTCTTCAGCAGCAATTAGAACATCAGCAAAACTCTCACTACTCGCAATTAGATTAATGATTTCTTGCTCTTCACCATCCTCAATCGGAATGTAAGAATAATTTCCAATTTTAAAAAACAGATTTGCTCGGTCGGCAAGATTAAAGGTAGAGATATCTTCTTCTTCAATCTGAAAGAAGTCATCTTCGTTCAGTTCTTTATAACCATTGTAGAAAGTCTTCGCAAGTCCAGCATACTTGCGCTTCATCAGTTTCTCAATACGAGCATCCTCAACAACATTCACAAACTGATGCGGAACCTTTACTTTCTCACTCCAGTCTTCATCAGGAGAGAACAAAGCATGACCCACTTCATGACCCACCAGAAGGTCATAGACGGTCCCGCTAGCACGTTCCCACAAAGGAAGTGTCAGAACACGAGTATGGACGTTGAAGCAGGCAGTAGAGACCTTCTTGTGCTCCACCACCAAATCCTCAGTGGCAAGCAGTTTGGCAAGTTGAGATTTGATTTCGTGGCGAACAGGCATCGGTTTTGTTTCGTATGGACCTATCATAAAACGAAAGGTCGCCTTTTGGGCGACCCATATGACGCTTTTTGAACTGGGCGAGTCGTGCTTTTGCTTGCCTCAGTGCTTGCGGTTTAAGTTTTCGTTTTTGCTCCTTGCGGGAGTGATGCTGCCAGTTTGGAGTGTTCATAGTTATTTTGTTTATTGAAATACCTTACCATACCCAAAAATATTACACAAGTAGTCCAGTTTTTAAAGTGTCCCTCTCACTCTTTTAAGATTTTCACTTCTTCTCTTTCTCTCATCATCTGTAATATTTAATTTTGTTCCTATTTCCAAACCAGGAGTTAATCCTCTTTTATGATTTGGTAATCTACCTCTAACAAATCCATCTGGTTGATTTTCGCAATATTTACACTCTACACCATTATTCCACCATTTTTTATTTTTAGTCCAAGTATTTTTTCCTTTATTACTTTCCGATAGTTTTTCTCGCCATTTTTTCTCACCTTCAAGAGTTCTATGCCTCTTCACACCTTTTTGCGATTTACTCATTTTCTGTTTAGAAATATCAGAGTGCCTTCCACCTTCTCCACCCTCTTTAAGATTATACTCTGGATTTAACCAAGAAATATAATGTTTTTCAAGTTCATCAATATCATCATCTTCTCTTACTTCTTTAATACAAATTATAGAAAAATTTTCACAACCATATTTTTTTAATGCTCTGTGAAAATAATCTTTAGGTGAAATAGATGCCGATTTATGAGTGGAAAACCTCCAATTTATTGTTCTTGAAGTTTTTCCAACATAGAACTTTCCATTCACATTATTAGTAATTTTGTAAATAAACCCCATTACTATACTTCATCTAACCTAACTTATTTATCATCTTTATCATCTTTAATTCTTGAAAACCCTTTAATTTTTTCAAAAACTATAGTTCTATCAAATTTATCTTGAAGGTCTTGTTTATGAGAAATTACAAATATATTAGTATCTTTAACTACATACCTTATAATTTTTAGAAACTCATCAGCACCAAATCCATCAAGAGAACCGTCAAAAACTTCATCAAATAAAAGAATATTACAATTAGCAGAATTTTTTAATCTAGCAACTTCACGCCAAGCAAAAAGTAAACTCAAGTCAATTCGTGCTTTCTCACCTTCACTAAAGGAAGCATAAGAAAAATCTTCGTGGATAGGAGATTTTATATATTCATTAAATTCGGCATCAAACTCAAAGTTTATATAAAAATCCATCATCTGAAGATAACGGTTTACTTGCTGATTTATCAACGGTAGATACTTCTTAATGATTTTGGATTTTACTCCACCGTCTTTGAGCAAACTATACGTAAAATCGTAATAGTTGATTGAATCTTTTCTGGAAGCGAGTTCGTCGTATGTATTTTTTAAATTGTCTTTGAAGGATTCTAACTTCTCATGTTCAGTATTTCGGTTTGCAAGGTTCTCGGTAAGAACTTGAATTTCATGTTCAAGATCTCTGATTTGTCTCTGACATCCAGAAATCTTGATATTGTTTTGAGAAATGCCATTCGTTAGTTTTGAAATCTCCTTCGATAGAGCGATGAATTGACGCTCTCGCTCTTCTTCCTCTTTAATTGCCTCTTCTAGTTCTTTATAACCAGATTGCAACTCCTTTGCTTTAGATTGAGCGTCGTTAATTCTATTTATTCTGAAGGTCTCTTCGATAGACTGAGTACAGGTAGGACAAACCGTATTCTCAGTGAAAAATTTATGTTCTTTAGTAATAGTAGATACTTTTTGTGAAATCTTTCCTTTTAGGTTTCCTAACTTACGGAGTTTTTCTGCGTACCCAGAGATCAAGTCTTGCTCTCTAATAAGTTCTTGAAGAGGTTCTTCTGCGGAACTATTTTCCCCAATATAAATGCCAACTTCTCCGTCTAGATTGGCAATCTTTTCTTTATTGGCATTTATATTGGCATTACCACGATTCTCAAGTTCTTCAATAAACTCCTTCTGCATCTTAACTTTATCGTTAAGAGACTCCTTCTTCAATTCAAGAGTTTTTATTTCTTCTCTAAGAGAACGAATCTTTTCCTTGATCACAAGATTCATGGAAGAAAAAATCTTAATATCCAGAAGATCCTCAATCACTTCACGGCGATGAGATGCTGGCAACTGCATAAAAGGAACAAAAGTACTCGAACCCAGAATTACAATCTGAGTGAAGGACTTATAGTTCATTTTAAGAACATTCTGTTCCAGCCACTTTTGCTGATCCAAAGCAGCAGCAGACTGATCCAAAAGAGAATCATCACGATAAACTTCAAAGATATTCGGCTTAATACCTCTTACAACTTTCCAAGAAGTACTGCCAATATCAAATTCAACCTCAACTTTACAATCACGGTCATTCACAGAGTTGATAAGTTGTGGTTTATTAATTTTACGAAATGGTTTTCCAAACAAAGAAAAAGTAAGAGCATCGAGAACAGTACTCTTACCAGCTCCATTAGAACCGATGATCAAATTTGTTTTATTTTTTGTAAAATCAACTTCCGTATATTGATTTCCTGTAGAAAGAAAATTTTTCCAACGGACATTTTTAAATAAAATCATGGTTCAAATTACTTGGAGGAATAACAATATCATCTGGGGTAATTAATGTATATTGATAGTCGTGAAGTTCGCAAGTTTTTATCATTACTTCATCTTCTATCTCAATGACATGCATTTCTGGATACCCATCATCTTCTAACATCATAGCATATCTGGTTGCGTCATCTTCTTCTTGAAACAAATAGAGGACATGCTCTCCCTCATCGTTCCTAACAGAATAAGCACCTTCTTTTTCTCTGCCGTTGATTGTTAGAATAAACATTAAATCAGTTCACATGCCTCTTGATACACTTCCTGTAATAGTTTCTGTACTACAGATTTATCAAGATTGACTTCTGCCTCCTCAATATATCTATTCAGGATTGAGAGTGTATCTTCCGATTCAAATGCCTCAAAGTCTTCGGATTCTTGAATATCAAAATTTTCAATTACTTTGAGTTCTGCGATATTAGAAGCATAAAGTTTGTCAATAAATTTTTCAAACTTTTTAGTATCCGATTTTTTTCGAACAACCACTTTTACTATCTTATTTTCATACTCTCTCGTATCAAAAGTTTGATAGTTTGTATCCTCATAATAAATGTTATGGAACATCTTATAAGGATTATCAATATGTTCATGCTCTAAGGTTTCAGTATCAAAAATAGTGAAACCGCGTGTGTCTCCTACATCAGTCCAATAAATCTCATAAGGATTTCCTAGATAGAAGACTGTTCCATTAGTCGATCTAGTGTGATAGTGTCCCGAGAAGACACGTTCGAACTTCTCAAATAGCTTGCTCTCCAAACCATGCTCCATGATGATTTGTCGATTAACTCTAAATCCTTGGAGTTCAAGGTGCCCCATCGCACATGGGCAAGTTGTCTTTTGAATAAGTTTGAGAGTTGTTGCCTCATTTTCTTGATTAATCCAAGGTATAAAAAGTACTTTAAGTTTATCCAACAAAACTTCTGTAGGTTTTGAGTATACTGTTACATTTTCATATTCACGAAGAAGCAAATCGACAGCATTAACATCGTTAGTATTTTTGTAGTAGGCAGTATGATTTCCTACAATTGTATGAACTCGTATTCCCATTTCATGGAGGCGATCATAATAATGATTCTTAGCCCAAGAAAGAGCAGAAAAGTCAATCCCTTTACGACTATCAAATGTATCGCCCATATCAATGACAGTAGTGATCCCGTGCTGTTCCAGTGTCGGGAAAAATACGTCATTATAGAACTTTAAAAAATAATCGTGAAAGAGTTTAGAATTCTTTCTGGCACCGAAATGCTGATCAGTGATGATTGCGACACGCATAATCAAGTAGAATATGTTTTTAAGTATAGCACGGCTTGCTCCAACAAGTCAAGATTATCGTTAAAATTTCCCAACCCCCTATTACATTTGCAGCAAAGCAATCCTCTAATCTGTCCCGTATCGTGGTTATGATCTACTGCAAGTTTTTTTCCACTAACACATTTTGATTTGCAAATTGCACACACTTCAGATTGATTTTTTAAAGAAGTTTCATATTCCTCCACAGACATTTGATATGTATTTTTCAAATATCTTTCAAACGCCTTATCTTTGTTGTTGGAATAATATTCTTTACATCTTTCTTTATTTTTTTCTGCGTATTTTTTATGTTTCTCTTTTACTTTTTCTGGATTTTTTTCCCTCCATCTTTTTTGCCTTTCTGCAGGTGTTAAAGCCATATCCTATATAAATCGTTATTATTTATTTATATAGTTTCATTCAATATCGAAGTTTTGAGTGAACATTATCCTTGATACTATTATAGTCGCTATAGTTGGATCCGTCAATAGAGTTGTCTTCAAATACTTCAGAGTACCCAGAACGCTCAAGGATTTTATTTTTGATTTCTAACTGACGCTTCTCTCTTTGGATGCGGCGAAGGAAAGCATAGTGAATGATTTGAGTGAAGTAAGCAAAGGGATTTTGCGACTTCTCTGGATTGAAATTATGAATATACTGAACGCAGTTTTCAATCCCATCAGAAATCATGTCCTCTTTGAACATATAGTTCACGAAGTTTGGTTTGAATGATAGATGGTTGGCAATCTTCAGGAAACACTCTCCGATGTAGCGAGGAATGGGAGGTTTTGGTTTTCCTTGGATTTCTGCAATTTCCTTATCTTCACGATACTTAATTAGAGCAGCAAGAAACTCTTTGTTATTGACGTAATGCTCTGACCTCTTTCTTTTGGTCATGACTGCTGTAGTAATCATAAGTTTTTATCATTATTATGTATAGATTATACCACTTATGTAAATACTTGACAAGGGTTCTCAAAACGTGTACAATTACCTTTGTGGAGGTTCAAAAGATTATCTTTAGCTATTTTTATAGAGTTTCTCTAAGATCTCTTTAGCATCATTAACGTTAGCAATATATCCCATTCTTCGATTTATTTTAGAATGTTTTGTTTCACTACTATCAGATTGTCTTACATAATTTTGATATAAGATAATCATTTCCAAATCGGAAGATTCTGATAGGGTAAGAATATCATCTAGGTTAAGGATAAACATATCATCTGTTGTTGTTTTTAACCACGGTTCTAATTTATATCCTACAACACCAGTTCTGTTTTTAATTTCACTTACAATAATAGGATTAGTAATAATTAACAAAGTTCTATCTTCTTCCTCAGAAGCTGCTACTTTGGCAAAGATTTCTTCACCTGTTTTTAATTTAATTGTTGCATAAAAGTCTTCTTCAATTCCCATTTTTCTTAATCTGTATAGTGATTATTTCATAATTAAAGTTCTCTTCATTATAGATTTTAATTCTTTCTATGAGATGATTTAAAGTGTAGTTTTTTCTTGAGTTATATGTACAATCATCAGAGATATCATATAAGACTGCTTTAGATTTATTTTTTCCCTTTCTTAAGACTCGTCCGATTGATTGGAGGTTTCTGATTCTTGATTTACTAGGGGAAGCAAAGATAACATTATGTAAATTTCTAATGTTAATACCTGTAGAAAAAGTTCCGTAAGAGGCAACAATAATCGCATTGTTTTCTCTCTCGGTTATCTCTCTAACTAATTCTCTTTCTTCAGTATCAACACCACCATGAATAAAAAATACTTTGCGATCACCTCGCTTATTGTTATTTATCTTTTCGTATAGCACTGCTCCATGAGCTTCTACCCTAGAAAATAGCACTAGGGTGTTTCCTTTTAAATCCAAAGAAAGATTTGTGATAAATTTATTTCTTTGTTCATGAGAGATAAGATATTGAATTTCTTCTTCATAAGTCTCAAATTTTTTTGGGGGATGTTTGAGAACTAAACACTGAATATCTAATTGAGAAAGATGTCCCTGTCTCATTAATTCATCAGTCTTAGTCACCTTGTATGATGGACCAAATAATCCTTCCAAAACCCATTTATGAGTTTGTGTACCATCCAAAGTTCCCGTAAAACCAAAACGATATTTGGCATGATGGAGTTTGGTCATAATTTCAATAAGAGATTTGCTCTTAAATAGATGAGCCTCATCTCCTATAATTACATTGTACTCTTCAAAGAATGAACGTTCTAGTTTATATACAGATTGCCAAGTTGTAATCGTTACAGGATGTTCATTTGTTTTTTCTTTACCGGAATAAATTTTGTGACAGTATGACTCAACATCCCAACCATAATCCTCAAAATCCTTATACATCTGCTCTACTAGCGATGTCGTCGGAACAACTAAAAGAATTTTTTGTCCTTTATCTACATAATATCTCACAATTGAATAAATCATCAGAGATTTGCCTGAGGCAGTTGGTGATATCAGCAGTTTTCGGTTGTGTTTTAAAGCATCGTATACTCCCTCAATTTGGTATTGACGTGGAGAATGGGAACATATAGATGCCATATAATCTTTCACACCTTCATATGAGATATGATCATTAATCTCAAAAGGTTGTCCGTAGAATTTATTTTCTTTAAATTTATATTGATAATTATGTATTGAAAGTTTGTCGATTACTTTATCAAGTAATCCGACGTAGATTTCTCCTGTATGAGTGCTTAGCAAACGAATCTTTCCGTCCCAGTGTCTGCTTCTATACTGGGACATGAATTTTGCTGACTCAACCTCAAATGTAAAATATGGTTGTAGTTCGTAGAGAATATGTGGCTCGCAATGAAGTTTTAGAAAAACTTCATTTTTCTTTTCAATAAGTACTTCACTCATAGCATTATGATTGCTATGAGTATTTATTTACCCTAGTCCAGACTGAAAACGAATAAACTCAATTGAATTCTTAATTTGATATGTACGATTTTGAATCATTTTAAGAATACTTTCAATATAAACCAACATGGTATCGTAGTAGTCTATTTTCAGACATACTGTGGATAACTTCTCATCGGCATCAAGATACTTTTGCATCGTATCTTTATCACGTATTTTCTTTGGAAATGGATTGTCTATGTATACATCTGGATCTGCTTTTCCAGAATAATACTCATATCTTTCGTGGCGAATATTTCTTTTCTGTTGCTCTGCTTTTTTCCTTAACAGAAATATTGTATTATAAAGATCAAAGTATTTTGCATGAAGAATGGGGATGTTCAAGGATTCTGTGTGTAGATTGTCTATATCTATTTTAGAATCTTGCTCCCACATCTTTTGGATGGTATCAAGATCAAAACTCATAAGGGATTGCCACCAAGATCTACTATATTGTAGATAGTATACTTGAAACTTACGTCTGCTGTAAAGTATTGGATGTCCGAATCTGTAGCATCAAAATTTAACGTTCCTAACGAATATGGGAATAGATCCCTAAAAACAATTTGGAAATTTGGTATGGATGAACTT